GTTGGCGGCGTCGTGGTGGTCGTGATGCGCGTCTCGCCATCGGAGCACAGCCAAAGGTAGGTGGTCGCGTCGTCCGTGACCAGTTGCGTCATAGCCCCGTTCGCGTACCACACGCTCCTCGCCAGTACGAGCGTACCGCTTGGGATCGTGACCGTCAGCCCGGACGCCGTACAGACGCCGCCGCTCAGTACGCCGGGGACCGACTGGTACGAGAGCGCGTCCTGCGGGTCCTTGAAGTCGCGTAGCAGGTACGCGGCGTCTATCACGTCGCCGGACGCGAACTCCTTGAGGCCGCTCGCTCCGGCGTTGGCCGCCGTCGTCCCGTTGATCGTCTGCCAAGGCATGCAGTTAGCTCCTCACGACGCCACGAGCGCCCACGTCGCGCACAGGTCCTGCGAGCCGTAGATGCTGATGACGCCCGCCGTATCCACAGCCAGCAGCATGATGTCTCTCCGAGCGTCTCGCGCCATGTCCACGACCGTTCCGGCGAGCGCCCCGCCGTTGTAGTTCACGTCAGCCGCAGCGCTCCACGTATCGCCGCCGTCGCCCGACCGCTGATACCTGATGTTCGCGCCGTTCTCCCACACAACCACCCAGATGCCGCGTTCGCTGTCTACCTCGATGGCCGCGCTCGTTGCTGTCATGGTGTCTGGTGTCCCGGCGGTCAGGCCGCTATCGTAACTGACGTACAGCTTCAGCGTTCCGTCTCCAACGTCGCCGAGCATGAGCAGGCTGCCGCGGCGTGGATCGGTCCGTAGCTTGAGCCAGCTTTCGACCGCGTACTCGCCGCTCTCCTGAAGCAGCCCGAACCTCCAGAGGTTGTAGGTCCTCACCCGCGACTCGAAGCCGACGTGGAGCCATTGCCTCGGGCCGTCAGCCTCAATCGCGCCGAGGCCGCCCGTCGGCGTGACGGCGAAGCACCGACGGAGCCGCGTGCCGCCGTAGACCATCCCGTCAATCCGTGGAGGCGTCGCCCCGACCGATGCGAGCGTCTGATGGCTGTAGCCTGCGCGTCCCCATGGCGTGCCTGTCAGGTACTCGCCGCGCTTGTCGCTTTCGCCAACACCGGCGTTAGTGTGAGCCGGCAGTTCCTTCAGCGTGACCGGCGCGGCCTCGTATGGTAGGCCGACCGTGGTGAGCACCAGCCCCATGGACGCGCCGCGCATGTACCGCCCGCCCTTGATGATCGCGCGCCCCTCCTCGCCGGTCGTCCCGTAGCGCCACCGCTCCGCGCCTTCGAGCAGGCCGAACACGTCACCGCACATCGGGTAGATGTCGACCTTATCCACGAGCATCTGCGCCACGAGCGTGTACGAGTCGGACACGTCTACGTCGAGCGCATAGCGCCACTCGCCCGCCACGTAGGCGATGCCGCTGCCCTCGCACCATGAGGCGTTGCGGTTGCGGTTGAGCAGGCCGTACTCCCAATCCGAACCCTCAGCGCCGTCGGCCACGTCAATCCCTGCGTCGAGCACCGCCGTCCATCCGGGGTTTCGCACGACGCCCGTGTCGGATGCGTTCACGTCGTCAATCAGGTTGTCGAGCGTCCGGGCCGCGTGCGTAGTCGGCGTGCCCACCGTGCGCGTCCAGTCTGCTTCATCAAGTGAGCGCCGCCCGTCGGTGTCGCCTCTGAGCAGAGGCCGCTTGTACTGGTTTGCCGTGCCGCTCGCCGCCCAATACAGGTGCGGTGCAACGACATTCAGGAGCGAGTGACCCTCCGGGTCGGCGGTCCAGGTGTCTCGCGATAGGTAGACGCCATCCGCCGGCACGACGCAGGTGACGCCAGCCTCAGCCGTGAGCGTATACTCAGCGACGTTGACGACGCCCCACATCGCGCCATCCCCCGAGACGGTATCCACGACCGTCGGGATCGGCCAGCGGCTATCACGAGCGTCGGTCGTGACGGCGAGGTTGCCCGGCCCGCACAGGTCGAACGTCGCCAAGCCGGTTGCGTTGGTTGTCACGGTCCAGGATTTGGCTCCGATGTCAAGCTGCACCGCCGACGCCGCCTGGTTGGTGTCAACCAGCAGGTATCGGTATCCTGCCATGCTGACCGCCGTGAGGAACGTCCGGACTGAGCCCGTATCGCCGAACGAGTAGTCGCCGTCGAGCGCCACCGTCGCTGCTTGCGTGATTGTGCCGAGGTCGTAGTAAGCACCACGGATCAGGAGCCTCCATTGATTGACGTTCTCGCCGTCGGGCGGCACGAGCCAGTGGTAGACGGGCGAGGTGTGCTCGGCAAGCGTCACGCTGTCCTGCAACGTCACATCGCAGTAGCCGGACATGGCGTGCGTCTGTTGCGTGACAGAACCCGAGTAACTGCCACCTGTCGGGCCTATATCTGCATAAGCCTCGCCGGCCTTGCGCCGGACGCGCACCGTGCCGCCAGCCGTGTATGCCGCGTTGTCGGCACGGAGTTGCCCTGCAATGTCGAACCCCTGCGGGGGCACGGCTTCCATGACGATGGACCCCGTGCAGGAGTCGCGGTCATCGGTCGTGACGTAGGTGTCAGCGCCGTCGGTGTAGATGGCCGCACCGCCGCCGGACTTGGAGTACACCGGCGTTGACAGCCCGAGATATGCCACGTTCCGCACGCGGGCATCCTGGTCGGATTTCGCGCTGGAGGCCGCGATCTCGACATGGAGCCTGTACTCGCCCTTGATGACCTCCTCGGACGAGAGCGTGTCGGTTGCCGTCACGGTCCTTGAGTTGAGCGTCAGCGTCGCGGTGATCGTTCCGCCATTCTTCGTCCGTTCCTCGAACGTCGCCACCGCGTCACCCGGCACGTCGCCGTCCACCGCCGCGCCGCCGTAGGTTGGAGCCGACGCGCCCTCGGAGTAAGTGACCCACTCCTCAACATCTACAGAGAACTCGAACGATCCTGACAGACTCGCGTCCGTGAGGAGCGTGTTATGCGTATCGGCATCCGACGATCCATACGCGTTGTCGCAGTTTATGACGCGTGATGTAGCCCCCGCTACGATGTTCGCCGTGAGCATGGCGTCGGCTAGCCAGTCCACCCAGAGCGTGATGTTGAACACGTTGGTCTTGAGACTCGGACCGGGCAACAGTTCGTAACGCACGCGCCCCGTGATGTCGCCTGTGACGCTGAGTGTCCGGCTTCGCCCGGTCTTGTACGCTGCCATCTACCCGAGCACGTCGCCGCCGCCGAACGACGAGAACCCTGCGAGGTAGATGAAGCCGCCGGTTGTGGTCTGCGCCGCCTCGACGTTCAGCGTCGCCGGCAGCTTCGATGGGTCGGCCACGGCCAGTTCGAGCGACCGGAACCCCGACGACCGGGGCGCACGGGACGCGAACCCGCGCCTCTGGTCGCCAGCGTGCCGTATCGCCGACTGGAGGATGCCCCGCGCCTGTGTGCTATCCATGCAGTTCGCGCTCCCATTGCGTGTCGAGTTCCAGCGTGACCTCCTCGACGTAGCCCTCCACCAGCGCCGCGCCAAGCCCGTCAGGCCACGTCAGCCCCATGCCCTGCTGCACGCGGATCGTGCGCCTCTTGATCCACATCTCGGCCAGCGTCTCGCCGCCGTCGCGCTCGATGGTGACGTAGACATTTGGCACGATGGTCGTGTGCCAGTCGGCCATCTGGAGGGTCGCCTTGATGCGCCTGTGGGCCACGGCGTCATACACGCGCCGGGCCATCAGCAGCACCTCCTGCGATGTCGGAGCCTCGCCCAGCGTCCCGAGCAGGAGCACCGCGCGCCCGAGGTAGTCCGGGCTCGTCTCGTCGTCCAGGCTGTCCTGATTGACCATCGGCGGTGAGCAATACCGGATCGCTCCGCTGTCGGGGTCCGTGACGCCCATGATCTGTATGACGTTCGCCTCTGGAGGCTCGGGCCGGAACATCGCCTGAGAGTACGCGAACACGTCGGCGTCCGGGTCACGGTCGTCCGAGTACGGCGTGAACGTCAGCGCGCCCGTGACGGTGCTCGACGCCCTCTGCTCCGTCACCCAGCCGTCGGTCGTGTAGTCGTAGCGCAGTATCCACTCGCCCTGCTGTGTTCGCGTGTGGAGTAGGATAGTGTCGAGTGCCTCGATGCCGCTGTCGCCGAGGTTTGGGGCGTACCGCCACGTCCGGCCCGTCGCCGATCCCGGCACGAACAGGTTGGCGAGCGCGGGGCTCTGCGTCACGATAGCGGCCCATCCCGATGCCTTAAGCACTGTGTCAACAGCGTTCGCAACCGTCATCCAGTCGAACGCGCTTTGCAGGTTGACGTGCGCCTCCTCGATGCGCCAGAACCGATCCCTGAGCGAGCACTTCGCCCGATACCACGTCCCGGACGCGTCAACGCCCGTGTCCAGTTCCCAATCGCGGGCGATGCCGTCAAACGCTGTCACCCATGTCGTCTCGTCGTGCGAATACTCCAGCAGGCAGGTCGTGTCGCCGCGCTGCGCTATGGCCTGCGCCGTCACGCCTTCGAGGAGCATCTCAGCCGAGCCCTCGTTGCGAAGCTGCTCGTCCTGCGACCACTCAATGGCCGTGACCTTGGGCACGACGTATGGGGTCGTGGTCCGCGCCGTCCGCACCGGAGCCCACTCCACGGTATGGCCGACCACAAACGGCGTGTAGGTCGTATTGGATGTCGTGAGCGTGAGTTGCACACGGCCCATGCGGTCGGTGCCTGCGACGTATGCGCCGGCGGGTCCCAACAGTGCGCCCGTGACCAACGCGCCCGGGTTCGGCGCGGACAGGTACGGCATGCAGGTGGGCGTCACCGCCGCAGGCCCAGCAGTGTAGAGCGTCATGGGGTCGAACCAGCCGTCAACGAACGTGCCGGACGCCGCGTACCGCGTCTGTTGTACAGCCATGACGTTCGCCGTGTACGGATTGAGCGCGATGGTGAGCGCCGACGCCTCTGCGATCACCGGCCCGGTCGCGGCATGGTCCCACTTGCCGGGGTAAGGAACCAGCACGCCATGCCCGACCGCCACCTCGGACGATCCCGCCTGCTGCTGCCCCTGGGCCATCGCCTGCGGGTAGTGGAGCGCGATGCCCATGCCGGGGACCGGCGTGACCGCCAGGAACCCAGTGCGCGCCATCTGCTGCCCCGGACCGCATATGGAGCCAGCGTGCTGGAGCGTCGGCGCTCCGGTCATCGTCGCGCTGTCGGCGGTCCATGCATAGAGCCGGTATTCCCCGGCGCCGGAGATGTGGAGGAATAGGTTGCCCCACTGGAGGGCGAACCAGTTTGCGCGCCGCATAAGTTCGTCGGTCAGGTTGTGGTAGTAGACGACGAACCCCTCGTCTGCCGCGAGGCTCCACTCGCGCGACACCATGGCCCAGTACAACGTGTCCTCGGTGTCCGGGTCCACCGTCTGGAGGTAGGTGCCGACGGTCGTGAGTTCCACGTCGGTGTAAGCCCAGCCCTGCGGGTACACCAGCGAGAACAGGCTCGTCTCCTGCGGCGAGCGCGTGACCGGCTGCCACATCCCTGCGTCCTTGACGCTCCAAGCACCGTAGCCGCGCATGTTGCTCGCGTAGTCGCCGGAGAGCCACGACGGCTTGAGCCACAGTAGGCGCGTCACGGGGTCGCGCCATGTGTTGGTGTAGACGCCCTCGCGCTGCGAGAAGTCCGCCGCGTGTACCGACCTGATAAAGCCCGGCTCGGTCGGCGTCTCCATCTGCGTGTCGAGGGTCAGCCGCCAGTACATGTGCCTCTACCCGATCCCGTAGCCGAGCGCCCGCGCCAGCGCGATCTGCGCCTCGATGCTCGACACCGCGCCCCTCGCCCTGTTGCCGCCGCCGAACATGGTGCCGCGAAGGTCGCGGAAGTTGTCGGCTATCTCCCGCGTGTTGCGGGCCGTCTCGCGGGTCGCAGTCGAGGTGTTAGTAATGGCCGCAGCAGTGCGCCCCCATCCGGCGCCGGGGTCGGGGTCGCTTGGGAGCTTCGAGCCGCCCTTATCCATCATCCCGAACGCGCGCAGTATCTGGTCGCGTCGCTCAGGGATGCCAGCCGCGTCCGGTATGGCGGCGAAGCCCATCGCTGCCTGCTTTGCGTAGAGCGACCGTGTGACGAATGCAGAGTTCATCTGCGATTCAGCCGCCGACCTCCACGCCGCCGCGTCCTGCCGTCGCTCTTTGCGGTTGCCCGATAGCCCGCTTTCCGCATAGGCGTCCAACGCTGCCGCTCGGGCCCTTGAGCCAATCGCGCCGGAACTCAGCATGTCCACCATCCACATCAGCCCGGCGGTCGCATTGGTCAGCGCCGTCCCGAACCACTCGCCTGCCACCTTCAGGAGTTGCGGCAACCGCTCGGCCATCGCCAGCATAGTCGCCATGATCTTGTCGAGCGGCCCGAGCGTGTTGGTGCCGATGGTGCCGAACACCGCCGCCAGCCGCGCCGCGAGATTGTCGAGGTATCCGCTATTCAGTATCCACGTTAGCCATTGACTGATGCGGTCGAATACCGGCATGAGCCCGGCCTTCAGGCTGTCGCCGAACCGCGCCACGATCTGCTGCCAGATGTCCACCATGGCGCTCATCTTGGCTTTCCCAGTGTTGGCCGCGAGGTCGAGCGCCCTGCCGAACCGCGTGTTGATGAGTCGCTCCAACGCGGTCAGCATCTCAGTCGCGGTGCTCATCATCTCGCCGTTGGGGCCGAACTTCGCGCCGAACTCGGCCAGCGCCGCCTTGCCAATCCCAAACGCCGACATGGCCTCGATTTCCGGCATTTGGCCCTGCGCCATGCGCCCGAAGATGGAGCCAACCGCCATCTTCTGGTATTCCTCGCCTGTGCGTTGCGTGCCCATCGTGAGCTTGGCGATCAGGGGCAGGACCTTCTCAATGCGTAGCCCCATGCCCTCGACCATCATGCCGGCGCGGGCAAGGTCCAGCGTCGTGCCTTCGGTGACAATCGCAAGCTCCTTCAGGAAGGCGAACTTCCGCGCCGCCTTGTCCGCCGATCCCGTGATGGACTCCAGACCGACGCGGATGCTCTCGAACTCGTTGGAGAGAGTAACGGCGTAGCTCGCCGCGCCCATCAGCATCCCCGGCACGCGCCCTAGCGCCCCGAGCGCGCCCGTCATGAGGTTTCCCGCCAGCGACCCGAACGCCACATCGAGCATGCCGATGCTCTTGCCCGTGTGCTGTGCCGCGACGCTGATGTCCTGAAGCCCGCTCGTCACGTCATGGACGCCCCGGATGCCGACCCGGACCAGTAGCGTCCCCAGATCAGTCGCCATCCGTCACCTCCCCCGCGACGATGCGCGTGTACGCCAGTAGGTCAACGAGCACGGAGCCCGGCAGGTGAGCGCATTCGCGCGGATGCCGGTGCAACACCTTCAAGCACAGCGCGGCGGCTAGACCTCCGGCTGTGCTTCGCATTCCCCCTCACGCGCCTGGGCGGCCTCCTCAATGTTGCCAGCCGAGGCGAACGTCTCCATCACGCGCTCCCAGAGGTGCCGGAACAGGTGCGGGCGCTGCTGCGCCATCGCGATGTACAGGAGCCCCTTGCTGTCGCCCACCTTCACCGCCGGGGCCTGGTGCGCGTGGATCATGTACGCTACGCTCTGGCACATGCGCTCGGACCACTCAACGGCCTTCATCCTGATCTTCGCCGCGTCCTCGTGCGCGATGAACAACGCCGCGAGGTCGGGCTCCCGGTAGACGAACTCCACCGGCGCGCCCGTCTCCGGGTCGGTCCCGAGCCACTGCGACACGTCAACGCGACACTCGACGATCTCCTCGGCCACGGCTGCGCCGAGCAGCGCCCCGAGGTCCTTACCGTCAGCCATGCTTCGAGCCTCCCTTCAAGGCTACGCGACTACCCCGTCTACCGGCCCCTCGATCACGAGCCGCTGCACCTGCTCACCGTCCGGCACATCCAGAGAGTTTGACATCACGAGCCCGGTGTAGGTGTAGACGCCGGTGGTCGTGGTTGTCGCCAGCGGGTCCAGCACCAGCGACGCCACGTTGCCGACCGAGAAGCCGGTCAGGATGCCGGTACTCAAGACCTGGAGGTCTATCTCGGCCCTGATCTGCGACCGCTGCGGCCTGATCTTACGCGTAGTGTCGCCCAGCGCCGTGCCCATCTCATGCACGCTGATGCTGTCCTCGACGCGGACGCTCTTGGCCCGCGCCTTGTAGGAGGTCGCCGCCGCCAGCGTGTTGTCGCCGTCCCACGCCCCGCCGTCGGCGAGCGTAACGTCGCAGTCCTGCCCGACCAGTCTGTATGCCATGTCACAGCCTCCTACGCCGTCTCGGCGTTGCCCTCAATCACAATCCTCTGGACCTGCGGCCCGTCCGGTACGTCGAGCGAGGTGCTGATTACCAGACCGTTGTATGTGTGGTTCGAGCCGAGCCCCGATAGCTCGTTGAACACGACCTGCGCGTACTCGCCCTCGTCAATCGCGATGATGCCCGTGCTCTCTACGTACATCTCGATCTCGCACCGATAGGACGCGCGCTGCGGCCTGATCTTGCGGGTCGTATCCCCAAGCGCCGTCCCGACCTCGTGAACGCTGATGCTGTCGTCAAGCCGGATGCTTCGGGCGATGCCCTTGACGCTGTTCGCGCCTTCGAGGTTGACTGTCCCATCCCATGCACCGCCGATGTTCAGCGTGCAGGAGCAGTCCTGCCCTACGGTCCTGTATGCCATGTCGAACTCCTCACGCGGTCCCTTGGTACAGGAACCTGTAGTTGCCGCCGAGCCGCAGGTAGCGGACTGTGCCCTCGATGGCAGGCTCGTTGATCTCGCCCGTCTTGGTGACGCGGAAGACGTGCGTCGTCGTCGTCCCGTACGTCGCCCTCACGTCAGCCAGCAGCACGTCAAGTTGGTCCGCCGCCGTCTGTATCGCAGTGTCGTCCTCAGTCTGCGCCACCAGCACAACCTCCATGTCAACCGGCTGCAGGCTGTCGCTGTCGCCCAGGCTAGCGATTGGCTCGCCTCCCGCGTGATCGTAAACGATGCAGGGGTAGGTTGGCTGCGCCACCGCCGGGGCCTTGTAGATGCGGTCGGCGACGGTCGCGTGGATGGTCGTATCGGCCACAAGCGCCGCGTACAGCCACTTCTCGGCGACGACGCAGGCATTCATCGCGCGGCCAGCCTGCGGTTAAGGATGCCGACAATCTTGCCGCGGTTGCGGACCACCGCGTTCTTCATCCATGCCCACTTGCTGTTGTAGCCGAGTTCGAGCGCTGGCGCATACGGCGTGTTCGCCGATAGGACGATGTCCACACCATGCCGCCCAGATGCCCGCACACGCGCCTTGAGGCTCTTACGCGTCAGACCCGTCACGTCGCCCCAGCCGCGTCCTGCGGGCCGCCAGACCTTCGATGTGCCTGCCGGGTAGACGTAACCGCCCGGAGCCGTCGTGGACTTGACACGCACCTTCTTGCGGACCTTCATGCCCGGCTTGTAGATGAAGCGGCCTGCCCTGAGCGTGTCGCCGGTGTGCGTCTTGGCGTGATTCTCGATGACAGAGGCGATCTCCCGCGACGCCAGCGCCACGGCCCTGCTCTGCCGCTCGCGCTCCGACCGCAGGTTAAGCAGGAGACGATCCAGCCCGTCGAGGCTCATCGCTGAACCTCCATCCATAGCTGCACCGTGTTGTCGTACTCAGCCGCCTCGATCACGTTGTAATAGACGCCTGCGACGAGCGCCCTGTATAGGTCCCAGTTGTTCGGGATGCTCGGCGCGTCGGTCGCCGGGAACACCAGCAGGTACGGCGCGGCCATGATCTCGCCCGCGCCGCCCTGCCGCCATGTCACGCGCTTCGAGTGCCGGAGCGTGCCAGTCCCGCTCCAGTAGGTCGCCCATGAGACGGTCTGCCCGCCGGTCGCGTTCGGCGTCGCTGTGCCGACCTGAATGACGACGCTCTGCGCGCCGGTGGTGGTCGCCACGTTACCGGACCACCAGCCGCTTGAACTGCATCACGCCGGAGCGCGCCCGCCGGTTCCACGTCTCGATCAGTGCGCCCGCGCCGTACTCGTAGGTCACGTCGCCCTCGGTAAGTTTCGTCAGCCCGCCGGACGACAGCATCGCCTGCACCTGCGGAGCGACCTCCAGCGCCGCGAGGTACAGCACCGTCTGGTAAGCCGCCTCGGGGATGGCGGCGTTCGCGCAGAAGCCAAACTTGCCCACAACGACGATGCTTCGAGGGAGCCCGTGCTGCACCGCGCCGAACCGGATGTAGTTGGCCGCCCTGCCCTCAACGATGGCGTTGAGCGGCATGAGCCAGTAGTCCTCGTTGACCGTCAGCGCCGTCCCTGTGCTCGTCGGCGAGTACCCGACCGTCAGGCTCGTCAACGCAGCCGCCACGCCGCCTTCGAGGTCCAGTACGTCGGTCCTGTCCGGCGTGTAGTACAGCGTCGCGTCCGCCGCCGCCGCCATGAACGGATGGTATCCCGTCTGGTCCTCGAACCGCTCCAGCGCCGCATCTGCCGCCCCGTCGTAGTCAATGAGGAGCGCGTCGCCCGCCGGTGGGCTCGCCACGATGTTCGCGCCCGCCAGGAAGTCACGGAGCGCGGTCCCCGTCGGCCATGCAGCCCTGCTCATTTGGTCGCCGCCTTCTGCGCCGGCGGTGCGAACCGTCGCTTGGTGAACGCGGCCAGGTTGATATGCTTCGTCTCAGCCGGTCGCTGCAGTGCCTTCAGGTACTCCAGCACCTCCTCGGCCTCCTGTGGCGACAGCCGGACGCCCCCGTTGGCCGGAGCCTGCCTGATCTTGCGTAGCCCGTTCGGTTCGGCTGTCATCGTATCCCATCCGTCGGTTTCCCGTGCTCGTTGTACTCCTGAATGTGCTGATAGACCGGGAGCATGTCCAGCCCCGGCCACGTCACCATGCTCTGGATGTGGCCTATCGTGACCTTGTTGGCCTGATACAGCGTCTTGCCAGCAGCATGCCACCTGTGCCAGAACGCGATGTCTTCGTCCTGTTTGCCGCTGCCGCGACTGTAGCCGCCGGTGTCCGTCTGTGGGCACTCCTCCAGCAAGTCACCGTCTTCCTCGTCGTCCGTCTGCCAGCCGATCACGGTGAACGCCGCCGCACGGATCGCCTTGTACAGCCCGGAGCCTGCAGCCTTGCAACGCGCCCACATCGCGGCGTTGTTGTCATGCCGTCCTCCATGCCACGATCCGTATTCGTCCGGGATGGCGTGGAACCACGGGCGCTCCACATCCGCAAACGCCGCGGCGCGGAACATCGTCAGCCCGAAGTGGCTCGTACCGATCTGCATGAGTTCGGCGTCCAGCGCCTCAAGTGGGATCGTGAGCAGCTTCTCGCCGCCCTTGGAACGCATCGAGAACAGCGGGTAGACGCTTGACCGCTTCATCTGCACGCTGCTGATGGCGTCGGCCTCCGGGTGCGCCTGCATGAGCCGGTACAGTTCCCGCACGTCGCGCTCGTCGAACACCGTGTCGTAGTCAATCGTGAGGATGTACTCGTATCCCTCGGCGATGGTCCGCTCGATAAGCTCCGTCAGGCATTGCCCCCAGAACACCCCCGAGGATCGGATCAGTTGGATGCCGCACGGAGCCAGCCCCGCGATACAGCAGAACAGGTTATCGGTGAAGCCGATGCGCGGGAGCGTCATGCAGGCCCGCACGGCCTTGCCTATCTCGTGCGCGTCCGTCGGCGCCTCCGGCTCCGGGCCGACCCACAGCGGGTCCAGGATGTGCTTCGACAGGTCCGCGCGGATGCTGATGAGGTTACACCCGATCTGGCACACTGGGCGGTAGTACATGGCCCAGACGAGTTTCTCAAGCGCGTTCAGCCCGGCCTGCCACGTATCGGAACGCGACGGGGCCCGGGCGTCCTTCCGTGTCGGGTCGAACTCCACGATGACGACCGGCGGCTTGATCTCGTTCGGGAGGCTCTGCCATATCTGGTACTCGCCGCCGTCTATGTCCAGACTGAGCACGTCCGGAAGCGGGAGCGCCTGCAACATCTCCGTCACGTTCTCTGGCGACGCGTCAGCCAGCCGGACCTCCACGCGGTCGGCGATGCCCCCGTCAACCGCGCTCTGGTGTGCCGCACGGGCCGCCGTCTCGTCTGCGTCAATCCAGACAGCCTTGTACCCGCGCTCCTCGACGAGCGCCCGCGTGTTGCTCATGAATACGCCGTCGGAGCATCCGACCTCCACGGCGAACTTGGTCAGCACGTCCTCCGGGAGCTTGTCCAGGATGGCCGCGATGATCCCATCCTCGCCGTGCTGCGAGTACCGACTGCGGACGTGCCGCCCGAGCCAGTCGTAGGGCGTCAACGGGCCTGCGCGCCGGACGCCAACGAGGTTGAGGCTCGTCTCGAACTGCGAGGAGTCTGCCTCTCCGGTCCATCGCTCGATGTCCGTCAGCCCAGCCTCGGTCATGGCCTTGCGGAGCGCGGCCTCGTCGAAGATCGCCTTATGGTAGTCGTGCTCGTCCACCTGCCCGCCCATCACATGCCCCTGCGCGTCAACCGGCGCGCCTTCGATGTAGCGCCGCGCGATCACGCCGAAGTCCGGAACCGCGAGGAACAGCCGACCGCCCGGCTTAAGCACGCGCGCCCACTCGCGGATGACCGGCACGGCCAGCGCCCGTCGGAAGTGCTCCAAGAGGTGACTGGCGCGCACCTCGTCGTAGGTGCCGTCCTCGATGTCCGCCAGCGGGTACGCCTCAAGCCCGTCCTTGATGTCGCGGTTGTCGTATCCCGCCAGCAGGCACTTTCCCGGCCCGAGGTTGAGTTTGCGAGCCTCGCTCATTTACGCCTCGCCGGGATAAACGTCCATGTGCGCGTCGGGTTTGCGCGGTGAGCCAGCGTGACGCACACGGCGTCCACGATGCACTCCCCCACCGGGCACTCCTGCCCCCCGTTCACGTCCACGAGTTCAGCGGCGCACTCCCGCGCCGTCTGCTCGGACGACCACGCCGAATGAGGCGTGCCGTAAGGTCCGACTACTACCCACACCGTTTGATGCGTCATCCTACGCTCCCTTCAGCGCATAAGCCCTTCAGAGTGCAGGGCGGTTCGGCAACCGCGAAGGGGTCGGTGCCTGGGACTGTGCCCCCGCCCTGCACGTTGGTCGTGTCGCTACCCCTGCACGACGACGCGGGCGTTCTGCGCCGTTGCGCCGTCCTTCGAGGTGATGGCCTTGGAAAGCCGGGCGATGGCGGTCCACGTCCCTGCCGTCTGTCCATTCGCCGCCGTGATGTCCAGCATCAGGTAGCGCATGCGGCCACGCAGGTCCACATCGAACACCGCGTAGGGCAGGTAAGTTGTGGCGCTCTGCGTACCCTCCATGTTGGGGATAGTGAAGCCGCCGGTTCCGCCGCCAACGAACGCCGTTATGTTGGTGTTCGTCGTGGTCGTGTCATCAGCCTCGCCGAGTGTCAGCACCGCGGGCTTGTTCGACGCCGACGCGGCAGGTGACGCGTAGATGACGATCTCAGCCCGGTTGAATCCCTTACAGTCAAGAGCCTTGCTCTGGTGCGTCGAGTTGGCGCTGGCTGTTTCTGCCTCCAGCATCACGACGTACTTCGCGGTTTCGCGCATGGTGTTATGCCTCCCTTACGCGTTCAACGCGCACAGGCCGCCGATGGGGCCGCGCACGCGCGATGCCGCCGTGGAGTTAGCGGTCCCAACGTCGTGGACGACGATGTGGAACCGCTCCGTGCCACGGATGGCGATCTGGTCTGTGCTGAACAGGAACTGGTCGGAGGTCGCGATGGTCATTTGCCGGCGGTCGCCGAACCTGACCGCCTGCTTGAAGTCACCGAAGAGGACCTGAAGCACGCTCGCGCCGTCGGCGGTCGGCATGGTCTGGGCGAGCATCACGGGGAACCCGAGGAACATCGGTCGGCGGACGCCGTTGATGATCTCGGATGCCTGAGTGCCGCCTGCGGCCAACGCCAGTCGCTGCATGACGCCGTAGAAGAACACGCGGCTTGCGATCCACACGCAGTTCGCGTCGTTGACGCTCCCTACGAGTTGGCCGGGGGCCGCGTGGAAGTCGGCAAGGGTCGCCTCGCTGATGAGGTTGCCCGTCAGGTTGTTAAGGCCGGGGTTATACAGCCGGTGCGCGTCGGTCGTCCACGTTCCGCCCGCGCCCTCGACTGAGTCACGGAACGCACGCGGGATGCCGATCATGCCGCCGTAGGTGCTCGTGCCGTCGCCTTGGAACATGGCGAGGTCTTCCTGGTAAGCAAACGCCTGCCCGATTTCCAACGCCAGCAGGTTCCCGATGTCAACAACGCTGTCCTCTCCGAGTTCGCTGGAGTGGTAGGTCAGCGTCGCGAGTTTCTTGGCGACGAGTTGCACGTTGTCAACCGCCACGTCCGTAGCGGTCGGAGCAGTACCCTCGCCGACGTAGTATCCGGTAAGCCCGCCGGTCCTGCGCGGGAACAGCACGGTGTCGCGAGCCATAGGCTGCATTCGGGCGATTGCCCGTGCGACGCCGTACTGCTCGACGATGCGGATCAGGTCGGGCAGGAACACGTCGGGCACGAGGTAGCCGCCCGCCGTGTTGATGCTCTCGGTCATGGCCTTGGCGTCGGATGCTTCGATCATGAACGGGAGTCCATGGTCCTTGCACCAGTTTGCCGCCTGTCCCTGCCCGCGATTGAGCGCCGCTTTGGCCCACATCCCGAACGCGTGCGCCTTCTGCCAGCGGTCGCCGGTGTCGTCGTCGTCGAACGCCCTGACGGGTGCGCGGCCACGATCCGGGACCTTGAGGCTCTTGAGGTCCATCGTCGCTCCGGGCACGTTCGGCTCGGGGGCCGGTTCCGGGGCCGGAGGTGAGGTCGCGGGCGTTTCGACCCACGCCTTGAGGCTCGCCTGCGCCGCCCGTGCGCTCATCAGCGCATCGTGCTGCGCCTTGAGCGCTGCCGCTTCGGCAAGGAGTGCGTTGGCCTTGGTCACGTCCTCGGTTGACGGGGATTCCGCCTTGAGGATGCCCTCGGCCTCTGCCACCTTGCCCGCGATCTGCGCGGCGAGGAGTAGCAGTCTGTCCATCTGTTACGCTCCTGTGAGTAGGGATGCCCGGAAGCGCGCCAGCGCCAGCCTGACGGCCTGCGCCGGATCGGGTCCGGTGATTGGTGTGTCCTCGCCACCGCCTGCATCCCGCAGGAGTGTGCCAAAGCCATGCGAGGCTATGGCCTTCGCGTCCGCCCGCGACCAGCCTGCATCCCGCAGGAAGGTCTCGAACTCGCGCACGGTCGCCGGGAGCGCTGTCGCCCCCTTGACCGCTGATGCTGTGGCCTCAGAGTTCATCGGGACCGGGACCACGCTGAACTCGTACAGGTCGGCCACCGTCGTGATTGCACGACAGCCGTAGGGCCGCTTGCGTATGCCCGCCACGTCGAACAGGCTCATATCCTGCCCGTTCTCCTCGGCGTGCTTGAGGAGCCCCTTGGCGTCGGGGAACATCGTGTATCCGCCGTCGTCCAGCCCGAAGCCGACCGACAGGCCAACGCTCAGTCCCGCCGCCAAGCGCTCCGCGCACTTGGTCCTCACGGCCTGCGAGTTGGGGTCGCTGTGGAACTCGGCGTCAACGACCAGTTCCCTGCCGACTTCCTTCGCCGCGCGCGGCATTGCGATCACGTCGGCCATGTTCCAGTCATGCGTGTCGGTGACGAAGCCGCCAGCGAGGAACGCAGGGATGGCGTGCTTGAACGCGCCGGGATAGATCACGTCGCCGCCCGCGTCCATGTTGCCCATAACCGCAGCAGCCCCACGCAGGTGGTTCTCAGCGACCTCGCCGGTCAGCCGAAACGCCTTGAGTTCGCGCATTAGCTCTTGCCTCCTGTCATAAACGCCTGCGCCGCCACGTCGCCCTGATCGGCATACCGCTGTATCTCGGCGTCCGTGATGCCGCCAAGGTCCGGGACCTGCCCCGCCGTCAGCGTCCTCGACTCCGGGTCAATCTCAAGCACGGTGGTCGTGAAGCACAGCCCGTTCGGGTGGTCACTTGGCAGTCTCGCCATACTGGAATAGACGCCGGGGCCATGCCCTTCGTCATGCAAGGCCCAGACATCGCATATATCGGGCACTGGATGGCTTGTGCTCAGTTGCCACTTCACGCCCTGCACGCCCTCGCGCAGTTGGCCGTTCGTGGGGTCCACCAGCGACCGCGCGTGCGCCTCTGTGTAGGCGTGCGCCAGTTCTGTCCGGGCGATCCTTGCGGCCCTGTACGCGGCGTCTGTGGTCTTGGACAGCGGCCCCGCAACGAGCCTATCCATCGTCTGCTCGACCGACAGCCCCTCGACCAGCGACTGCATGAGCGTGTCGGCCACGCCGGTTCGGAACGCCTTGTCAACGCCATACAGCCGGTCGGAGAGCCGCAGCCCGTCGCCGTAGTACCGCGCCGCCAACGCCTCGACAGCATCGTGCGCCACGCGCCCGTACTGGACGGCGCTCGTTGTGCCGTCGGGGTTCGGGAACGTCTCGGTCATCTCCGCGTGGACCAGCGGGTCGTTCGTGCCGAGCGGCCCTGTAAGCTCCTGCACGCGCCGCTCACGGGCCGCAGCCGCCTGTGCGAGCTCCAACATGCTGCCGCGCAGTCGCTCCGCGTAGATGGTGTGGAACTGCCCAAGGGCCTGCTCGATCTCGCGCAGGATCATTCGCATGTACTCCTGCTCCATGCGCGTGTCGGAGTCGCCGATCATGTGGCCCGACATACCAAGCAGACGCGCCGCGATGCTCTCGGCTGCGGCGTTGTAGGTCCGCGCCAGCCGGTTAACGTTGGTCGCTGTGAGGCGCAGTTGCCGGGTCCGCGCCCGCATGATCGTCTCGCGGTAGGTTGGCTGAGTATTTGGCTCGCGCTTCTTACGACTGGTCGTCGTCATCTGCGCCCTCTTGGGCCACCAGCGTCGCAAGCTCGGCCATGACGCGTTCAGTCCATGGCGACGGCTCGGGGGCGGGTTCGAGCGCCTTCTGTGCGCCTGGTGGCGGTGCGCCCGGAGCCGGTTCGTTCGGCTCGGGCTTCTCCGGAGCGTTGGCCGTCCGCGCCTCCTCAAGCTCTATCTGCCGGTCCATCTGATCGGATGCGATCTGTGCCTTCACCTCGTCAACGTACACATCGTCCTCCGGGGTCGCGTCCTTGCCCGTCTCGGTGCGCGCCTCTGACCGCATCCATATCCCCGCCACGTAGTTCTGGCGCGCCCGTGTGTCGCGCTGGAGCACGTCCTCCTGCATCGCCGCGATCTCGCTCACGTCGAACCGGACGTGCTGCCCCTGCGCGGGCTTGAACTCCGGGAGCAGTTGCGCGTCGAGCCCGTCCTCGATGGTCGCCATGAGCGGGAGTACAGCGTTCTCCCACGCCGAGCGCCGCGCCTCCTGTGCGTTCGAGTAGGTGCGTTGGCTGTCCGGCAGGCCCACGGCCATAGCGGACAGGCCCATCGCCGCCAGGATGCGCGAGGTCGCCTGCTCCGTCAGGTCGGCTAGCGCGAGGTCGCTCGGGGTAAGCGCCGGCGTGTCAATCCGCGCCGGGAAGTTCAGGATCACGGGTTTCCCGCGCTCATCGCCGGTCGTGCGCCTCTGGATCAGTTCGACGAGCTTCTGGCTCTCGTCGGTGAACTCCACGTCGTTGTCAGCGGGCGACAGGAGCATCGAGGGCACGCCCATGTTGGTCAGGATGGAGGCCACGAACGTGATGGCCTCGTTGTCGGTCGCGATCTCCCGCAGGAGCGCCCGGAGCGGTGATAGGCCCTTGCGCGGGTTCCCGAGGTCCATCCCGTAGCGCAGGTGCACGACTTCCGACAGCGGGATCGTCTCGACCTGCCCGTTACCGTGCCGATACTCGTAGTGGTCCACGAGCTTCTTGTTGGCCTTGTCGCTCACGGGCTCGACGCGCCAATGCTGGAGCCAATGAAGCTCAACCGGCGCGATCAGGGAGCCTGCCCTGCCCCGGACCTTGGCGAGGTATGCGTTACCGTCGCACAGCAGGGACGCGACGACGCCCGCAGTAAGGGCCGCGCCTGAGTACGCCGGGTTCGGCGTGTTCCACAGCACGGCCAGCGGATGCTCCGGGTCCATCTCGTCGCCGTCTCCAGTCGATGACGCCACGGAGAGGGTCGCTTCGGGGAACGACTGCGCGATCCAGTTGATGCCGATATAGGCGGCGCTGTTGCTCCACGGCTGTCCGACGCGCGCAGCCCAATCGAACTTCGAGCCCGGCAAGATCACGCGGGTCCCGCTGCCGCTGCCGGAGACGCGCCAATGGCTCTCGTCCGCGTATGCCATGTCGCCGATGCCCTTGCTCGCCCGAGGCCGCAGCCACTTGAGGAGGTCCATGGTCAGAATGCCCTCGCGATCTTCTTGCGCGTCAGTTCGGTGTAGGCGTCGGCGCCTGCGTCAACCTGATCGTCGTGCGCCCCCATCGGAAACGAGCTGAGCTCATTGATGAACGAGGCGGTCCACGTCGAGCGCACGACACGCACATGCCCCTCGCCCACGGCTGCGGAGAAGGGCCCGGCCCTCGTCTCCTTGCTGCCGGTCACACGCTCGGAACGCACGCGGCTGCCGGCCAACATCCGGGTCAGCGCCCGCGCCGCGTCCACGCCTGCCGATCCTGGGTCAACGGGGAACAGCTGCCAGCAGTCCTGGCCGTCGCGCTTGCTTGTCTGCCGGATGAGCGCGTTACGGGTATCGGTGCTCCATTGGCCTCGTTGAACATCCACGACGTAATAGACGCCATCAGCGTCCGGGCCGTCCATCCTGACCCCGACGGTGTAGTCGCCACCGCCGGGCGTCGCTGCGAGGTCCCAAGCGCGGCAGGCTTTGAGTCCGGGCGGCGCGGCATGGACTAGTTCGATCCTCGACACGTTGAACATCGCGCCCTCGCGGGGTACGGGCTCGCCCATGTAGAGCGCGCTCCAGTCGTACTCGCCTATCGTCTCGCGGATGTTGGCGAGGTCGTCCGGGCCGTACTTCTCGGGCCACAGGGCGCGTCCGTCGTCTGCGATGGCGGGGAACCGAACGACGCGCCACCCCTCGTGCGTGTCACCTGCGGCTTCGGCCGCGAGGATACGTCCCATGAGGTCGTCGGTGTGCCAGCGAGTCATTATGAGCACTACGGCCCCGCCGTCCTCCAGCCGCGTGTAGGCGGTGGATGTGTACCAGTCCCATGTGCTCTGCCGCAGAACTTCCGAGTTGGCGTCCTGGCGGTTCTTCACGGGATCGTCCACCAAAAGCACGTTCGCTCCGTGGCCAGTGAGAGATCCGCCGACGCCGACCGCCTTCAGCCCGCCCCTGCGCCCGGCCAAGTCCCACGTCGCGACGCTGCGGCTGTCGGGCGAGAGCGTGACGCCGGGGAAGAGGATGTGGTAGCGCTCGTCGTCCACGACCTGCCGGACTTGCCGGGAGAAGCGCTCGGCGAGGTCGGCTGCGTATGATGCGATGATGATGCGCTTGTCCGGGTTCCTGCCGAGGTACCACGCGGGGAACCTGACGGAGCACAGTTCACTCTTGCCGTGCCGGGGCGGCATGGTGATGAGGAGCCGCTTGATCTCGCCAGCCTCGACCGCCGTGAGCGCCGCCGAGAGGGTCAGGAGGTGGTCAGCGTACTGATAGGCCGGGAGCGTCACCCGCGAGAACGCCAGCAGCGACGCCCTCGCCCGGCTTATCATCTCCTGCGATGAGGAGCAGCTCTCGTGCGAGGCGCTCCTGTACGGCGGCTTCGAGGGCCTCGTCATCACGCTCAATACGCAGTCCTCCTGCGTGCTCCACCCGTTGCTCGTCGCGCTGCCCGAGGAGTTGCTTGCCGAGCCAGATCAGCATCGTCCGGTCGCCCTTGAGGGCCATCTCGACCTGTTTGCGTCGCAGGCTCTTGCGGATGTCGGCGCGGCCCGTTTCTATGAGTGCGGCATAACGCCGTTCGAGCGTGCGCTTTGAGCACCCGAGCACGAGGGCCATTTCGTCAACGGGACAGCCTATGCCCGCAAGGAGTTTGACCTGCTCGGGGTCTATCTCAAGCCGGGGACGGGCCATCTATACGCTCCGCGTCCTTGCCTGTCAGGTTCTCCCAGCGTGCCAGAACGATGTCGCAGTATCGCGGTTCGATCTCGATGCCGTAGCACCTGCGGCCCAGCGTCTCGGCGGCGATCAGCGTGGTGCCTGACCCGATGAAGGGGTCGCCCACGATGTCACCTTGTTCAGTAGTCAACGAGAGTTGGTTGACGACGAGTGCAACGGGCTTCGGCGTCGGGTGGTCGCTTACGTCGGCGCGCCCATACTCCAGCACCTTAGATCGGTTGGCCTGCGTTGCCGCGTTCCACTTGGCCGCCCGTCGGAATAGCAACAGGTATTCCACATCAGGCAACGGGCCATTTCCGAACGGGATAACGCCACCAGTCTTCTTCCAGACCAGCACGTTGAACCCCACATCATTGGCCCGTGCCCAGTTCAGATAGTCCGGTATCAGGTCCTTCGAGCAGAAGATGAACGAACTGTGCATCCCGTCCCGGAAGAATGCAGGCAGTGCGGCGAGGAACGTCGCTGGCTCGAACTCCGCGAGCCCGGCGTTGCTTATGGCGTTCATCGTTTTGCGTATGCTATGCCCGCCCACGTCGTGGGCTGGCCCGAAACAACCAGCCCCCTTCGTCTCGAAGCGGTAAGGCGGATCAGTGAACACATGTGTCGCCCATTCCCCGCCCATCACCCGCGCCACGTCCTCGGCCTTCGTGCTGTCCCCGCACAGCAGGCGGTGGTTACCGAGCCGCCATAGGTCGCCGGGCTTGCATCGCGTCTCCACGTCGGCTTCGTCCGGCACATCGTCCGGGTCGCCGTTCAGGTTCGGCTTGTTCAGGTCCGCCAGCAGGTCGTCCAGTTCATCCTTCGCGAACAGGTCATCCAGATTGATGCCATCCTCAGCCAGCGCGGCCAGCACCTCTGCATCCCACTCAGCCAGTTCAGCGGTCCTGTTGTCGAGCAAAGCCAGTCTGCGCTTCTGCGCCTCCGTCAGCCCCGTGCGCCGTACCGCGATGATCGTCTCGCCGTCGGCGTCAACGACCTGCACGCGCTCGATGCCTGCCTCTGCTGCGGCGTCAACCGTGCCGTTGCCTGCGAGTATGCGCCCCTCCTCGTCAATGACGATGCTGCGGGCCGCGCCTACCTCATGCAGGCTGTCAACGATCATGCCGACGTTGCGCGGGTTATGTTTCCGGGCGTTCCTGGGGTCAAGCTTCAGGTCGCCGATGTGCTGGATGTCCGCCTGTGCTGTGCGCTTCATGTCCCCTCCATCGTACCAGACGCGTCGGCGCAGGCTACTTGTCACCCATCAGGTTGCGCAGGCTGTCCCACTCGTCGTCATTCTCATGCTCCTCGCCATCGCCTTCCGGAGCGTGGATGAGTGCCTCAAGTTCCTGCCCCGTCATCAGCCAGTCATATGCGACTCGCCCAGCCGAGCCGAAGTCGAATCCCTCCGGATGGGACTTGAAGATGTCGTCAACGAGCGCCGAGATGCTATCGCCGATCACGAGGTCGTCGCATAGGTCCACGAACTCACATCGCGGGTTAGCGTTCAGGTTGCCGGACGTGAGTATGCTCACGACGCGCCCAGCACCCCGCACGACCATGCACTTGGCGTGGTTGTTTGTCACGCGAATGTTGGCCGCTCCGAACACGTCCGCTATCCATGACGCCCGCATACGCCTGCTGCGCGCTCTGGTCTCAGTCACACGGTCGAGCACGAGACGTATGCTACGCAACCGCCCATTGGTGAGTCGCTCCCTGAGCTGCTCTGCATCCGGTCCAACGATAGACCATGTCATCACGTCGAGCGAGGCTGGAGCCAGCCGATCCACGACCATACAAACTACGTCGGTTACCGCCACCAACCCCTTCGTGAGAATGAACGCGCGCCATCCTCCGCGTTCCCACCGCGCGTCGAAGATCGCATCTTCATCCAAGCCCGACGCCGCCCACAGGCTATATGCGCCCTTCCGTGTCGTCAGAGACACGCTGGCCGATTGAGAGCCCATTACAGTTCCTCCATTCCGGCACGGGCCACCGTCTCACGCACCCGGGCCCGTGCCGTGTAGAGCCGAGCGCGAACCGCGTGGACCGTGCGCCCGGACACCGCGGCGATTTCGGCGCGCGAGTACCCGTCGGCGATGAGGCGGAACCACACGGCCTCCTCTGGCCCTGCTGCGGCGTCGGCGGCGCTGATGGTCGTGCCGCGTGGATCGTACTCAAGGCGCAACGGTGTCGGCGGCGCGGTCAGGCCGATCGGTATGGGCGTCCTGCGGGCCTTGCGCTGCGCGTCGAGGTAGGTGCGTCGGATAACGGTCTCCATCCACGAGAGCAGGTCCGGGCCATGCGGGAGTCGAGAGGTTCGGAGGGCTTTGACGATGCTGTCTTGCAGGAGGTCGTCGGCGTTCCGGTAGTCGTAGGTCCGGGCCTTCCGCAGCAGGGCCGGGCGGAACCGTTCAATGCCTTCTATCAGTTCCGCCCGTGTCATGCTTGCTTGCCCCCACGTTGGCCGCAGGGAATGGCCGCTCGTCTGCAACGTCTGGATACGCAGGGTCGGGTCATGGTTGCGTTGTGTGTGTCAGTTTGGTGGCGTTACGTCGTCGGTATGGGCTTCGGCGGGGTCTGCCGTGCTGTAGGCGTCTGCGCGCCGTTGGTCGTACGCCGCATTGATCGCCGCCAGTTCGACGGCAGCGTCTGGATACCATTCAGGGCACACGTCATGGCGGCGTGTTGGCCTCCGATGCCATTCACACCACAGACGGCCCTGCCTACCCTCGCCAAACCGCCACGCCGGATCGGTGAACCGCTTGCAGGTGTTGCACTCCATGTGCATGATGACCGTGAACGTGCGGCTCCGTCGTTTGGTACTCATCCCTTCTCCTCTCTCTCCATTATGCCGCACGCCTCCTCGGACGTTCGGACTACGTGGATGCGCCCTGCGTCGGCCAATGCGCGCTGCTCCGGTGATACTCGCGTCGTCGGCCCCTTGACTTCGAGCCCGATCCACGCCTGCCGCAGTTCCGACCATGCGAACAGGTCCGGCAGGCCCTTGTCGCAGCCGTCGCCGGTCGTCTGGTACGATCCGCAGCGTTGACATCTCTGGCGATGGCGGGATGTCTGGAGCACCTGGACGCCTGACTCGCGCAGGGCTCGGACGATACGCGACTGGACGGGCCCCTCGCGGTCGCGGCGCTTTGCCTGCGGCCCTGTCTGCGGGGTCGGCGCCGGGGCGCTGATCGGCACCTCGATGCAGCAGGACAGGCAGGCCCAGCCGGTGAGCCTCTTGTGGTCGGCGTGGACGGGGATCATGTGCTCGCCGCAACGTCCGCAGGTGGTCACGCCGCGTCACCCTCATGCAGTCGCAGGTAGCGCACGGCCAGCGTAATCGCCGCCTCCTCGCCCCTGTCGTATGAAGTCTCTTGCTGCATCTTGTTCCTGTCTGCGATGCGCTGAAGCAGCCACTCGCGGCGCTTCTCCAGCACCTGTATCGCAGTTGTGACGGTCACTCGCCAAGCCTCGCCGCGCACTTCTCACACACGATGGCGTTCGAGGACCTGATGACGCGCCGCAGTTCGTCCAGCGTCAGCCAAACGCGCCCGTGTAACACCCGCTCCCCGTATGACTTGCACAGCGTCTGGTCCGCGCCGTCCTTGATGTAGTGCCACACCATTGGGTCGGAGGGCCTGCGCTGCTGATACTGCCAGCGGCCTGCCTCAGTCATCATCGTCGCAGTCGCCGTCGCACAGCCATTGCCCGCACCTGCTACACATGGGGTCGGCGTGGTGTGTGGCCTCGTGAGGCTCGGTAACGCCGGGCTCCATGTATTTGCAGTAGGCGTCGTCGGCGCGCCTGACACGGGCCACGAGGAAGTCGTCGCAGCACACGGACCAGAAGCGCCGCTTGGCCTCCCGCGCTGTGTGTGCGAAGCACAGCACGCCGCACTCGAAGTCGCCCACGATGTACGGATGCAGGTCGCGCGGCGATGGTGGGTCAGTCATCGGTCGTCTCCTTTCGTCGCCTCGTCGGGTAGCCGGAACTTCTCGATAAGCGCCGCCGTGAGTGCAAGGCCGTGGCGATCCAGCAGTGTGGCGCACACTTCGATTGCGTCCCTGCTCGTAAGCCTCGACGGAGGGCAACTGCCTCCAGTACCGGCAGTCCCAGCACATGCTCATGGCTGTCCACCCAACGCAAACCGACCCTGTTGGAAAAACGGCATCAGCCGTTTCAGCACCTCGCGAGGGTATCGCGCAAGGCCCGTGCCATCGCAGGAGTGGACTCCGTATGACGCGCACAGCCACAGCCTGCGGATGGTGTTCACCCTGCCGACGTGCAGCCATCGGTTCGTCGCGTGCGCGAACTCAGCCAACAGAGGCAGGGTCGCCAGCTTCCACTCAGTTGTGCCGCCCAGGAACAGGAACGCAGGGCATAGGTGCGCTATCGCCTTCGAGGTCATACCATTCTGTAGTGCCAGCGCCATCGGTAGGCCACGTTCATCCATCTCGCCTCTATAGCGCAGGTATCGTTCGAGCGTCGCGTCTGCGTCCGCCACAACGTCAGGCATGACGACGAACAGCCAGTCATAGGCTCCTCGTGCGGCAAGCCATTGCGTTTCGCCGGTTGTTCTCCACCAGTCAGGATCGTCTCGATGCGCCCACGCCCCGTTGTCGAGAGCCGTGATGCCTGTGGCACGGCTTGTGCGTGTCGGTGTGACGAGTGCGCCGAAGTGTTCGGGATGCTTGCGGATCAGACGCTGTGTGGCTCCGTTCGGGTCGCCGATCATGTAGATCATCCCTTCTCCTCCCACCCCGACGACGCGAGGATGGCCTGGAAGATGGTCTCGCAGAGCGTGTCGGCGCTACCACATGCCGTCTTGGGTCCGTCAGAGCTTGTGGTGAACGCAAGGTACCCAAGACGATCAGAGATAGGTCCTGCCGTGCCTCCCCACCCTCGGTCCATCACGAGCCAGCCGAGGAGGTGCCACGCATTCACATCGTTACTGAACTCCGGCGTGTCACGGAACGTGAACGAGCCTTCAGCAATGAACAGCGAGACGCGTCCGCTGAAGGTCAGTACACACCACTTGCCGCCCAACAACCAAGCCGCGTTCTCGCATTCATCCTCCTCCCGCAACCCCATCGCGTGCAGGGCGATGTAGCGCAGGTGCGCAGCGGTCACTACGAAGTTACTCATCCTCGATCCTCTCGATCATCCTGCCCCATCCGTCCGGCAGGTAGTTGGGGTCCTTGAGCCGCGCCGCCATCCTCTGAGCGTTCGCCAATGCCGCGCACAGGGCGTAGCCGATCACGCCGCCGACGATCACGCATCCGCCAAGGGTCAGCCATTGCAGGAGGCTCATGGTTGCACCTCCAGCACGTCGCTGAGGCCGAGCACGACGTAGCCGTCGCGCAGATACGTCGGATTGTCGAGGATGTTTGTGACCGTAGCGCTCACAGCGCCACCCGGCGCGCATGCCCGGTCCAGCGCCTCGGCGTTGGCCTCTCTCATGCGGTCCCGGCACGGTTCGGCGCTCTCGCCGGGCCGGCAGAGGTCCATCGAATGCGGTAGCGAGCGCGGTCCGTAGTCGCGCATGAGCTCCTGCCGCATCACCTCGGCCTCCAAATCGTACTGCTGGGCGTGCAACACGTCGGAGCACGCCAGGCGGATCAGACCCCTGTAGCGCAACAGGCGGTCGGCAAACGTCATTGGTTCGGTCACTGCCCTGCCTCCTGCTGCCGCTGCGCCTCAGCCTGCTCGTGTAGCGCGTCCAACAGCTCACGATCCGAGGCGCTTAGCCGCGCCCCCGCCAGTTGGCGCTCGATCCGCTGCTGCGCCTGCGCCAGCCTAGACGCGGCCTGCTCAGCCCGCTCGCTCTCACGGTAGGCCCACCCTAAGGCGCTCCCAACGACGATCACCACCATGACCCGCCACAGACCCCGACCACTCTGATCCGTCCGATTGGCCCGATCCGTCCGACTGTGGCGCGCACAGAACACGCTCCGACTGGCACGCGGCTCCTCACACTCCATCCACGCACATCGCTGTTGTTGATTCACGACTCTCTCCTTTCGTTCATCACCATGCCGCCCATCACGCGCTTCACCGCGTGGATCAGCAGCAGCTTCTCCCGGCTCAATCCGGCGATCAGCGCCAGCTCGACCGTGTCGTACTGCACGATATCGCCACGCTTCACATGCGCTGCCGTCTGCGCGCAGTCCATCTTGCCGACCGCGATCCGTTCGCCACGCAGGGCGCTCCACACGTACCTGCGCTCGACTCCGGTCGCCCATCGCGTGCGACGCTCGAACTCAGCTCGGCGCGCACGCAGCGCCGGCAGCACGTCCGCGACCTGGCTCTCGTCCGTTGCGCCTTCCACGCGCAACCGTCCGTCTCTGATCGTCAGGCCCATGCCGCGGTCGTGCAGCGTGACGATAACGCTGTTCACCGCGCCCGAGCCGTGATGTACTGAATCAACCAGATATGGTTCTCGGTGTTGTCGCCCGTCCCAAGTGCGGCGCAGGCGTCTTCCAACTGCGTCCATGGGTCGTAGATCACCCCATGCGCGTACTCCGTCCGCCACTGCACCAGCAACAGGTCTTCGGCAAACGGATCCCCCGGCGTCGGTCGCGGTCGCGGATGCGTCGCCAACCATCGCCGTGCCTGTGCCAGCGCCGTCTCCGCCAGGGCCGGCGCGTCCGACGCTTCCGGCCGTGCCCGACTCTCGCGGGTCGTCAGCAACCGAGCCATGGGATTCCTCGTAGGTAGACATAGCTATACATCTATTCCGGTCGTATCGTCGCTGCCGTTGGCCGACGACGACGAAACTCCTCTATAGGGGGGTGTGGGGGGATGTGGTTCGTCGTCAACCGCATCCAAAACTGGCGCCCATGTCTTCGTCTTATGGCGCTCATCTGTCTGTATAACGCCGGCCTGTTCTATCCGCCGGCTTGTTGCTGCCGCCGCGACCATCCGCGTCGCGTGTTGCGTCGTGACCTGCAAGTGCTTGGCAATGTCCATCGTCGTCGCCTCGCCGCCAAGCGCTCGTATGGCCTCGACGACGCGCTGCCCGGCGTCCTTCGTGTCGCGACCGCGCTGCAGGCGCTCGCGCTCATCGCCGTCCTGCACGCGGAACCGCAGCGTGTGGCGGTTCATCACCCACGAGAACTTCGGAGGCATGTCGATCCGGCCCTGGCAATCGGCCTCGCCTTCGAGGTCCTCCTCGGCATTGCGCCGCACCTTATCGAGGATCATGTAGCAGTCCACCGCGCTCTGTAGCGCGTTGCTGCCGCTTATCCTGTCACCGCCCTCGGCCATCGGGTTCTTATTGCTGTGCGCCACCAGCAGGATGCTCCCGCCGTTGGGCAGCCGCCCGGCCAGGTCCATCAGAGGGCGCAGTCGCGTGGTCACCTCAGCGGCGTCGTTCCAGTTCGCCACCCCGAACGCCTGGCGCGCCGTGTCCAGCACGATCAGGCTCGGACCGACCTCCGCCACCTTCTGCTCCAGCCACACCGCGCCATCCGGCGTGCTCACGTCACGCCGCCCCTTGTAGATGTAGAACTCCGGGCTGCGTTCGAGCGTCCCGCGCTGCGCCAGGCGCTCCTTGAACTGCCACGGGCTGTCCTCCATCGAGAAATAGCAGACCGGACCCTTCTTCGTTGCAAGCTCCAGCACGCGATCGCCGATCGCCACTGCCTCAGCGATCTCCAGCGCCAGGAAGGTCTTGCCGCTTTTGGGCTTGCCGGCCAACAGGAACACGCAGTTCGGCGGGATGAGCTTTTCGACATGTCCCTTGGGCTGCGGCCCGAGCCCGGCCGCCCACTCTGCGACCTGCAGCAGCTCCGGCTCGTTTTCCTCGCTCTCTGTGCGCCACACCTCCTGCGCCACTCCCCATGCCGGAGCGGCGCCGCCCGCCAGCTCGGCCACGACCGTAAACACCGCCTCCAACTCCTGCCGTGTTCGCACGCCATCCAACGCCGACCGTATCTGACCGATCTCCACCGTGTTCCCCCTCTACATCGCAGCCAGCGCGCGCTCGATCGTCCGCCGCCGGTAATCCGCCCGCCGCCACTTCTCACGCCGCGCCAGCATCGAGCGCCCGAACACGCGCTCCATCCGCGCCGGATCCCGATCCGTCCACCACGCCAGGCGCATCATCAGCGCCATGTCGGCCCGGCTCTCGTCGCCGTCGTAATGCCCGAGGTCGCCGCTCATCAGCGCCCCGAACTCCGCCGACGCCCTACATGCCGCCGTGATCAGATCCTCGTCGTTGCCGAACACGCGCCCGCTATGCGGCAGCCCCTTACGCCCGGCCAGTCCGACGCGTCCGCCCTGTCCGCCCTGTCCGACAGGCAGCATCGGCAGCGTCTCGCCCCACCACCGCGCCTCATGCCGCTCAACCCCAGGCACGTATGCCGCATCCACCGGCGTCGGAGGCACGCGCTTGTGATAGAGCGTGCCCGGCACTCGCAGCACCCGCGCTTCCTCGGCGGCGTTGCCGTCGGCGTGCGGGCCGGGTTTCCGGCCGCCTATGGCCGTCACAACGCGTTTCAGGAGGTCGCGGTATGCACAGCGCCGCCCATTGTCTGCCAGGCTGTGCGTGTCACGTAGAGGCCAATACACATGCGCTCCGCCGGAGGCAGTGACCACCATGGCGACCATGTGCGGCAGCAGTCCCGAAGCCTTCAGCAGGTCAAACACGCCGCTCGGGTCGTTCCCGGCGTCTACGTCGGCCCACAGCATGCGCGCCTGCCGGACATCGCGGGCGAATCCGCCCTTGCCGGAGCGCGGCAGTACGCCCACGTAGACGTCGTACTCACCGGCTATCTCGATGCACCACCGCGCGGCCCGCTCCAGGTACTCGACCTCCAGCCCAAACCATCGCCGCAGCACCCGCCCGTCCGATTCGCCCGACTGGTCAGGCCGTATCGCCCGCACCTCGCACGTCAGCGGATCGTCCGCCGGGTAACCGCCCATGAGGAACTGCAGAAACATCAGTGCGCGACCCACCGGATCATCGCAGGCTCGTGGCAGGGCTTCGAGCCTTCTCCGGGCGCTCGACGCCAGGGTGGCCCGCTCCCCGGTGTGGTCGCGCTCGTCCGGCACAGCGCCGGACGCATGAACGGGCGTGATGGAAGCACTCGGTTGGCCCATCACGCCCGTGATCGTCATGTCAGTCGGCGAACGGATCGAAGTCGTCGGCCGGCGCAGGCTTCGGCTCGGGCTTCGGCTCGGTCTTCGGATCGGTCTTCGCCGCCACGTAAGGCTTCATCGAGGTCGGCCATGCAATCGTCTTGCCGCCCTTCGTCTCCTCGTGCGAGACGTAGGCGCTCCAGACGCGCCCAACCAGTTCGTCCGGGTCGAACTCGTCAACGTCCGGGTCAATGCCCGGCACGAGCTTTTTGGCGAGCTTGCCTGTCTTGTTCCGGCTGCTGATCGCCGGCGGGAGAAGCAACCTCAACTCCTGCCTGTTCCCGTCGTCGTCTTTTTTGTTCGATGCGAACGTCAGCACCAGCACGTCGGCCTTCTGATCGTCGCTCTTCCCGTCCGGGTAGGCGCTCGTGATGCGCTCGATCGTGCTCGTCATCAGCTTGAGGACGTGCTCCCCCTCGTCGGGGAGTGCGAACTCACGGCTCTTCGGTAGTGCGGCCATTCAGTTCCCCTTTCCGTTCCCGTTCTTCTTCGAGAACTCGTGTCGGATGATCTCGCGCAGGCTGTCGTAGGTCGTGGCGGCCACCTGCGCGATGTCCTGGCCGTCCGCGATCTCGACCGTGCACCCGGCGTGGTATTCGGTCGAGTTGTAGTTGAGGCTGATGTTGCGCGTGACCCCGCAGGAGATGCTCGTCACGCGGGGGCGCTGTTTGTGCGGCTCGTCCGACCTGTCCAGCTCGTCCGACGGCGCCGGATCCGCCTGGCTCTGCACGTACTCGGCGTCGCGCAGCGCCTGCCCTGCCGCCGTATCGTCGAACTCCGCGATCTCAGCTTCGGAGGCCCACACCGGAGCCACTGCCGTATCGGCGTCCAGACGGAGGTTCTCGAACCGCGCGCGGATGATCGACAGGTTCACGTCATGCGCCTGACCGCTGGGGCTCAGGATCGTCAAGCCGCCGTCCACCATGCCGCCCACCGTCCACTCAATCTCGGGGTTCACCCGCGACCTCAACCGATCGCCGATCCGATACTCGCCGTCCGATGTAACCGGCTGGGTCTTCGCCCGCAGTCGCTCAGTGCGGCTCTGCGTCGGGCGCCTGGCCGTTGCGTCCGGCGCCTCGCGTGTCAATGTCGCCATGTCATGCCTTCCTTGGCTTGAGCAGGAACCGCCTCGATCCGGGGACCTCGACTGTTCGCGCGTACTTCTCATAGAGCCCATCGGAGCGCAGCGCCTCTTCGTCGAGCGCGGTCCTGACCGTCGTCTTCGCGCTCTTCCACGTAACCTCGCCCCAGTCGGGCAGCACCATCACCGCCGCGTCGCCCATCTCGACCTTGAGGCGCGCTTCGAGCAGCCGTTTCTGCTCCTCGATCTCCTTGAGCGCGGCCTTCACGTGCACCAGCTCGGCGGCCGTGAGCGCCAGCTCCTCGCGCTCGATCGTGATTGTTGTCCCACCGTCGGACCTGAACAAGCCCTTCAGCGCATCGGAGTCGCCGGCCTCGACGGGTGGGGGATCTTCGTCCAGCACGCGCTGCCAGAACTCCTGCTCGATGCGGAACAGCTCGGCGTGGTACTCGGCGTCGGCCTGGACCTCGAAGGTCCGAAACACTTGTCCTCCGACGAGCCACGCGAACGCTCCCCAGGCGTAGCCGGTGACGAGCAGATAGTGCTGAATCTGTCCGTAGTAGTGATCGGGCACGTCGTCCTCGTCGCTCACCGTGACGCCGAACGCGCCGCTGGTCTTCACCTCCAGCACGCCCGGGCCCCGAGGGTCGCCCACGATCTGCCGGTCAACGTTGGCGATCATCCACTCGTGCTGCTTGTGCCGCAGCATCGGTTGGCGTCGGACCTTGCGGCCGGTCACCTCGCAGTAGCGCTTCGCCACCGGCTCTTCGAGGATGCGGCCCCAGTACATCGCCTCGCTGTCGCGGTCCTCGCGATACAGCCCGGTCTTCTCCAGCCACAACTGGTAGGGGGTCTTCCACGGGTTGCCGGCCAGTACCCCGGCGTCGCTCCCGCCCAGACCCGTCAGACGCTTAGCGTGGAACTCGGCGGTCATCGCGTCACCGCCAAGCGCACCGTCAGCGTCGCCCTCTTCCCACAGCACTTGCACCGAACTCCGTCTCGTGCTATCATCTGTCCGTTCTCCTTTCACCCGAGGCCTGCTGCGCTCCACCGTCGCGGGCCTCTCTCTTTCGGGGTCGCCCGCCCGGTCGGGTTCATGCCGTCGCCAGCGAACGCTGTATCTCGCGGACCCAGTTACGGATCGTCTGATCGGTCACGCTGACGCCGGTGCGCTCGGCCAGTTCCAGCGCCATGTGCGGCCACGGCATGGCCGCACGGTCCATCTCCAGCAGTACGTCAACCAGCGCGCCGTCAAGGGCAGCGTCCATCTGAGCCCACTCTCGCCGGGGCCTGCCCGGCGATCGCTTTAGAGCCTCCATGTGCCCTCCTCTCAGTAGATTATAGCGGATTACTTCGGATTGTGCAACGGTTGTTTTACGCCTATCTGCCAGTCCCACAGCGCGCGCTCCGGGTGCGATGTTCTGCGCGCATGGACGGCCTGCCCCGGTCATGCCCGGATGCGCTCCGGGCGGGCGGGTCAGTAGCCGAACTCGTCCAGCGCGGCATTGGTGAGCCCGCTGACCAGTTCGACGTGTCGGCAATCGCGCCCGTGAGACGCCGCCGGGCAGGTGCAGTTCCAAAGGCTTGCCTCCTCTGCCACACGCCGAACGAACCGGACCTCGTAGGTCGCGCTGCCCTTCGACGACGGGACGATGAACCGCTCCCGCTCCGTGTCTGTCTCAGGGACGTACTGCACATCGCGCTCACGGCATAGCTCGTCCAGATACTGCTCGTACTCGCTCATGCTCGTCTCTCCTCGCCCTGCGCGCCCAGAGGGTCGCGGCTTGCGGGCCCGTGATGGATGGGGCGGGCAGGTTGCGAGCCTGCCCAAGAGCGCGCTCGCCCCGGTTGTGTCAGTGCATATCGCAGTCCTTGCAGAACGCCGTCCAGCACCGCTTGCAGACCTGCTCGGTCAACCCGAGCCTGCGCTGCACCTCGCTGAAGTCCGGCCTGTCAAGATCGTTTACAGTCGCGGTCAGGATGCGCGCCTGCCAGTTGAGGTTGGTCTCGCCGCAATACGTCCGGTCGCTGCCGCTGCGTGTGATGTGGGTCTACATGGTCGTCGTCTCCTCGTGTGTTGTAGCTGCATGGGGCGGACGGGTAACGGTTGCGCCTGCGGACATCCTCGCCCCCTCTGTCTCTCTCGTCTCGTCAGTTGTTGCCCGGTTCGCTGGGTCTCTGCGCCGCCGCCACCTCAGATGCCATGTCTTCCGTCCGGGTTCTCCGGTCTAGGCAAGTCCTACGTGTCCGGTTCGCTATGTTGTTGTGGTATTAATATACCATTCCTTCAGGGCAGAGTCAACAGGTCCGGCAAAAACACTTCAGGTTTTTGTGGGCACGCCGGAGCCACGAACGACGAAGCCCCCATCCGGCGCCGGGGGCCTCAATGGATGGTGCGCCGAGCGGGGTTACGACGAGTACCCGAGCACCTGCGGGAGCGCGTAGGTCACCGCGTCCGCCGTCGTGAACTCGACGTACATCCCGGAGCCGCGCCGCGCACGGTAGACCGCCTGCCGCATGAGCGCCACCGTCAGCAGGCCGTTCGCGTCGCTCGTCGCCGTGAACGCCGTCGCCGTGTGCGCTGAGTTGTCCGGGGTCGTCGGCGGCGTCACCAGCGCGAACGAGAGCGTGACGCTCGCCTCCAGGTCGCCATGGGCGTCGTAGGTGTAGACGTAGGCGTTGGTCTGGCTCGGGTCTGCTGCACCCGCGATTGCCACCGCCGTCATTTCCGGCGCAACAGCCTCGGTACCGTCAACGACGTGTGTGGTCGCCGTGTAGGTGTAGCCCGCGAGGGAGAGCGCGAGTGTCCACGTCCCGTCGTCGCAGTAGAAGGTCGCCACGCCGCTCGCGTCAGTCTGCTGCGCCAGCACCGTGATGCCCTTGCTGAAGCGGACGTGAACGTCCTCCAGCGGGTCGGTGCCGTCGGTCACGGTCACGGTGACGGTCCTCGCCCCGGAGCCTGCGTCAACCGTCAATGCCGCGATGTCCGCCGCGATAGACGCGCCTGCAGGAGCGCCAAGCCGAGCGTAGGCGTCGCCCGTCTGCTTGGTGTTGCCGGTGTAGGTGTCAATGGTCCCGACCACCCAATCCGCGAGCTTCTTCCCGATGCTCCCGACGGTGGTCATGCTGCTCGTGAGCGCCGCCCACACAGCCGCCGCCACATCGGCAACCAGCGTCCCGTAGGACGCGACGCTCCCGACCGCGCCGGTCACGGAGGCCACAGCCGAGGCGGAGGCGTCTACCGCCAGCTTGGTTGTGCCGCCTGCGTAGCCCGTGCCGTCGAACATCAGTTCGAGGTTGTCCGCCGCCGCGCTGTCGCCACTGATCTCGGTTGCGTTGACATCGAGCGTATCGCCACCGTCAATGAGCGCGTTGTTCAGCGCCGCCGCCCTGAACCCGATCGCTGGACCTCGCCACGGCAGGACGCCGGTGCAGTAGCCAGTAAACCATCCGAACCCCTCGGTGTCGTTGTTGATGCTCGCGCCGCCCGAGGCTGGTATCTCGATGGAGTACATGCCGTCGCCCTGATGCGCCCAATCGTATGCCCCGCCGGCGGTGGGCGTCACAGCCGTCTGCGACATCGCGCCGCCGGTGGTCACGAAGTTCCACACAAGGTCCATGCCTGCAGCGTCGTAGGCGATTGCGACCTCGCGGGTCTTGAAGTCGGTATCATCGGTCAGCGGGTAGATGTTGACCGGCACCTCCGCAAGCGCGGCGTCTACGTCCATCCACAGGTCAGGCATGAAGCACCTCCTACTGGTTCATCCGGTACACGTAGCCGGGCATGGCGACCGCCGGATCGTCGCTGGAATACGTCGCGCCCGAGACGGTCAGGTTGTGCGAGCCCACCCACGATGTCTCAGGGTCAACGTTGCGCGTCAGGTCCCACAGGTCCACGATGCTTGCCGGTCGGATGCTCGGCGGAAACGCGCCTGCGGCAAGCTCCGCGACCTCGGCGTCGGTAAGCGCCACGTTCCAGATGCCAGGCCACGCGATGCGACCGGACAGGTGATACGACGCTAGGCTTTTTAGGTACGCAATCCGCGTGCGATTGAGCCCGGATGGTGTTACGTCATTGGCGTCTGTGCCAGCGTTCCCACCATTCAAATACACCTTGCGAGCGTTTGTAGCGCTGAACACGCCGCAGCAGTGATACCACGTTCCCGCACTCATGCCAGCAGACGTAGTAGCCGTGCGTCGCCCACCAGCGACGCTGCGTGTCACAGCCTGTAGGTAATCGCCAGCATCCGCACACCGCGCCTCAAGCGTAAAATACTCTGATGCAGAGTCCTGACCGACACACATCAGATGGCTGTTCACGGTATCGTCATCCGTCTTAAACCAGCATGCCATCGTCAGGGGAACACTGGACACCACCGCCCCGGCATACTCAAGGTACTGGCTCGCGGCGTCGTCGAACAGGCGCGACATCAGCCCCTCGCCTCCTCGCCAGTTCCAGAGCCCTGCGTGATCGCGTGCTTCGGAGCCGTGACGGCCTGCGAGACAGCGGCCAGCTTCAGTTCGAGAGCCAGCAGACGCGCCTGCAGCGCCTCGAACTCCTCGCGGGTTACGGTCATGTCGGTCGCCTCCCTGCCCTCGCCTGCGCGATTGTCAGCGTCTCGGGCCGAGGCTGCACATGCCACGGATCGTGCAGCGTCCGCCACCTGCGGCCTGTCATAAGCCAGTGAGCCTTGGCCGACCGCTCAAGATGCTCCGCGAACAGCGCAGGCTCCGAGTACGGATTGTCGTCGTTCACCACGTCCACGGCCAGCGCGTCCGGTAGCCCGTAAGGCGTGGTCGCGTTGTGGAAGCCCCATGCCACGCGGCTCCGCCCCTCGCGCTTGAGCCGCCTCTGCTCCTCGGGCGAGCGCCAGCCCTGCTGTATGCGAGGCCGCCAGCCGTGACCCTCAAGGTCCGACACGATGGCCGCCACCTTGGGCCGCAGCCACTGATTAAGTTCCGTGAGCTTGGTCCGGTTGCGTGCCTTGCGCGCACCTTCGGTCATTCAACCGCCGCCCCGCATATGTCGCAGTAGTCGTAGTGGTCGCTCCCGCCAGCCGGGTCCTCGTTGTAGCGCGTGCAGTAGTGCGGACACTTGGCTTGGAGGGCCTTGCGCTCAGCCCTGATGTCGTGCATCAGTTGTGCGAGGTTGCTCTCCCGCACACGCAGGTCTTCGAGCTTCGTCACGATGGACGCAACGCTCACATCAGTCGGGCGCAGATGTACCCGCGTGATACGCTCTTCGATCACTGCTCGACCGACCCGCCCGTCCTGAGCAGGAGCCCGTCGTACAACAGCACGACCAGCCGCTCCTCAACCATGCGCCACTTCTCCGGCGTCATCTCGATCCCGATGGCCGTCAGATGGGAGCACCAGCCCGCCATGAACCGCTCAGGCATGTGTAGGGCGCGCTCCTTGGCCCACATGCGGACCCCGAACTGCGCGAGCAACCACGGGATCACCACCTTGTATCGTTCCATCACTCACCCTTGTTCTGCGCGGATGTCCGCGCCAAGATGCTTGCCAGCGCGCCCCCTGCGCCACTCGCGACCGCAACGACCTCGCCCGGAACTGGTTTGCCCATCGCGGACAGCACAAGCGACCCGACCAGCCCGATCACCGCAATCGCCCCGATGAGCATGACGACCGCGAACACGACCCTGCTGTCTGTCATTCCGCTTTCCCCACATGGTAGCCGTTCGAGAACTTGCCCACCACGAAACCGAGCAGCAGGATGATGCCGCCGGACAAGACTTCACTCTTGCTGTCCGGGGCATACACGTACAGCACCGACAGCACGAGGGCCAGCACCGACGCAATCACGTACTGACACCGATGAAAGCCCTCCACGGCGTTCGGTGCAGTCACGATAGTCACAGGCACGACAGACGGTGCCTCGATGGGCGCAGGTTCGGGTAGCCGCCGCACGCTCACGCCGCAAGCCGCTCCGTCATCCTGTCCAGCTTGGACTCCATCCGCGCCTGCGACTCCCGCACGATCCGCACCTGCTCCTCAAGCCGGGCCGTGGAGCACGCGGCGTCCCGCATGTCACGCATGATGCCCTCAATGTGGCTCCCGTTCTTCGCGTGCCCCTCCTGCAGCGTCGTAATCGCCGCCGAATAGCGCCCCCACACAGCGCAGGACCCTCCGACCATCACGACCACAGACGCCAGCCACTGTATGTTCCCCAACACCCATCGCCCAAAGTCGGCCATCCGCTGCTCCTCAGTCATTCTCTCGCTCCTACGCGTTTGGAGCGAGGATACGGACCTACCGTTCAAGGACCGTTAAAAGTGCTACTGCAATCCCGTTGCGCGGCACTCTTGCTCGATCCGCGTGTAGAACTTGTAGACGGGCTTGATCGCCACAGCCGTCAGGTGGGTCTTGGTCCACGTCGCCGTGACGTGCGTCCCATCGTCAATCGCCGTGATAACCACGTCCTCCGCCGACGCGCCGCTGTCAATCCGCGCAGTGCCGCCAACGACGAACATGCTGCTGTCGCCGACCAGTACGCTGGATGATCCGGTAGCTTCTATAGCCGCGCCTGTGGTCGTGCCCTCAGACGCCGAAGCGTGCTTGAACGAGATGCCCTGATAGGTCAACGCCGACAGGTACCAGCCCGTCAAGGCCGCTGTCTGCACGTCGGCAGGAACGAAGCTCGCCAGGAAGTCCACGGAGGCGTTGGCCTCCATCAGTTCGGCGGGGAACGTATAGGCCACGACGGTCGCAGCCGCCACGCCGGACGCAATGCCCGCGTAGTGGTCCATCTGTCTTGCCACGCTCGCAATGTTGCCACTGTAGAGGTTGAAGCCGGATCCGTCCTTGCCCTGCGTGAGCACCCCACCGCCGCCCGTGCTTTCGTTGTGGACGAAGAAGCACTCTGTCCCGAGGCTGTACTGGTTGCCGACCACTACGTTTCGCTGTCCACCTCCGGTCGGGACCATGATCGCGCACCGCGCACCGGCGGCGTTTGTCAGCCTGAACGAGTTGCCGACCACGACGTTGTTTACCGAGCTTCCCCCGAGCCTGACACCGGCGTTGAGGATCACGGTGTAACCGGACACGGCAACATCTATGGCGTCCCACGAGCCGAACATGTTGTTGACGATGCCGTTCTGGAACGGTCCCGATCCGTAGCCGCCGCGCAGGTCCACGCCATGCCCGAGCGTGCTGTACGATCCGAACTCGTTGTTTGAGATGCGGCTGTCGTTCACGCGCCCGAACAGTTGCAGGCCGGTACCGCCAAGCCCGTACTCGCTTCCGTTGCTGACGATCTTCGAGTTGACGAGCTTCGGCCCGGAGTTCGCCACCTGCCCGGTGGTCGTACTGCCCCATGTGCCGGTCGAGGGCGTCTGCGACAGGGGAGCCTGCGAGACGCGCATGCCGCCCATATCGTTGTACTCGGAGATGAGGTCCTGCCCGGCGCAGCCCCATGTAAACTCCATCTGCAGACCCCAGCCGGTCATCTGCGTAAACCAGATGTTGTCGAACATGAAGTCCAGGCAGTTCGGGCCGTACTGCGCGAAGCCCGCCCCGACGACGGCGTACTTGCTCGTTGCATCGAGCGGCGTCCACCACGGGCCGTCGAGCAGGAGCTTGGTGTAGTAGTCGCCGACCTTCTCCCGCCCGAGGATGCGGAGCATCTGCCCGATGCCGGTCCCGCCGTAGATGTAGACCGAGCACTCGTCAACCCACTCGGGGAAGATGTCGGCGGCCCCCACGCTATCAATCAGCACGCCGTCGGTGGTCGCGGCGTCCGCAAGGCCGTAGATGCCGGTGTTCCCGGTCAGGAAGTCCGAGGTCTTGCGTCGTCCGCTCACGATCATATGCCCGAGCCCCGCGAAGAGTTCACTCGGAGCATCCACGACCGCCACGCTCGTGTTGTCGGGGTTAACACCCCAATCGGTAGCCCCGGCGCTGATGGTCACGGTCGTCGTGCCGCCAGCGTAGGCCCGGCTTGTCACTGTGCGCTTCTGCCCGTAGCCGGTGCCTCGCGCAATGCGGATCACCGCGCCGACCGCGATACTGGCCGTCACATCGCCAGCGAAGGTGATGGTGGTCCCGCTCCCGCCCGAAGCCGTGGTCGGCCCGAAGGTCGGCGCCAACGCCCACCGGAACATGTCGAACGGATGGTCCAACGCCGCCTGCACGGTCGTCGCCTGCATCCCGCTGCCCCAGATTTTCTGTCCCTGGGTGAGCGCCATCGGTGCGGCCACGGTGAATGTGCCGGGCGAGAGCCGGACAACGCCGCCATACCTCGCTGTGAGCGCGGCCAGCGCGGCATTGATCTGCACCTCGTCCGCCACACCGTCACAAACGAAATCTGCACCGCCGCGTATCCGCGCAGGGCAGTTTGACGCAACGACGTAAATGGCGTTGCCGCCGGATCGTGGTAGTGACATGGCTACACCTCCCCGAAGATCAGTTGCACCGTCCGCGCCGCGCCCTCGGCCCCGTCAGACACGACCTTCGCGTGCGTGCATTGTGGGTAGGGCCAACAGTCCAGGACGCTCGACACGGCCACGGGCATGCTGATTGCCGCGCCAGCGTCTGTCCACGCGTAGTAGGTGTCGCCTCCGTCGTAGCTCAGTTGCACGGAGACGTTCGCTCCCGTGAACGCCGCCGGTATCCCAACGCCAATGAGCCGGAGCCCGCTCGACGCCGCCGCGCCGCTCTCCGTGCCACCAGAGGCGATTGTCACCGCCGTCTGGAGTATCGCCCTCGCTGCTGCCATGTCAGCCTCCCTTATACCGCCGCCGTCAGCGCGACGACGTTCGTCCCGTCGCACCATAGGATTTGTGTCTTGGTCGTCGCCACACCGACGCCCGTACCCGCCGCGGTCTTCACGGTCGCGGTGTAGCTACCGCCGTTGATGACCACGTACAGCGCCTTGTGCGTCGGCACGATAATGTTGTGCGCCCCGGTCCATGAGCCGTCTGCGAGGGTCAGCACGGGGCAGACGTACTGCGCCGCCGTCAGCGTCACATCCGCATCCGATCCCGGCGTGATGGTCGCAGCGGCCAGCCCGAACGGTTCCGTCGCGCCCGCCGACCCGCCGAGCGGAGCCGCAAGCGCGACCGTGCCTGTCCCCTTCGGGACCAGCTCAAGGTCAATGTTCGTGTCTGTGCCGACCGCCGTCAGCTCCGGCGGACTGCTCGCCGCCGCTCCGACCAGTTGCACGCCGTTTACGTTCGCCATGTCAGATGATCCTCGCCTTCCCCATTACTCGCAACGTCCCATACACCGTCAGCGCGTCCATAATCGCCAGTTGCCGCGCGTCGCCCACCTCGGCCCAGCACGCGTCAGGGATCGTGTCCGGCACGCCAGCCCACAGCCCTGCGCCCTCCGACACGTAGCGCCCGGTGCTTGCCGCCCGTGCCCGCTGCTGAACGCTTAGGTCCACTGTCGCCGTGCCGGATGCCGCGACGACCCGGCAGAGAATGCAGGCCGTCCGCTCGTCGTAGCTCGTTGGCGGCGTCGTGGTGGTCGTGATGCGCGTCTCGCCATCGGAGCACAGCCAAAGGTAGGTGGTCGCGTCGTCCGTGACCAGTTGCGTCATAGCCCCGTTCGCGTACCACACGCTCCTCGCCAGTA